TAGTTGGTTGTAAGTAGATAGCTCCTTTAAGGATGTTTCTATCAATTACATCTGGTGTGTTATTAGTTTCGTCCATTACAACACGGAATGCATACAAACCTTGTCTTTGTTGGATTGATTCTAAATAAGGGTTAACAATATTTAAGAATGTGTTTCTTGTTGTTGAAGTATTTTGTTCGAATACTAAGAATCTTGAAGTAGATGCTATGTATTTTCTAACAGTCAACAATAATCTTCTAACATTAATTCTATCTAATGCAGATGGTTTATCTTGTAATGTTTTTTGTCCAAATACTACAATACCTTGTCCTGGGAACTGAACGATTGGGTTTACTTTACCTTCATATAATTCATCTTTTTCAGACTGAGTTAATCTATTCAATACACTAACTGCTCCTACTAACCCACCTCTATTCAAACCTGCTGGTGCGAACCATTCTGCTGCTACTCTATCGTTTGCTGCAAATACTCCAGGTAATAATACTGATGGTGGAACTGTAATTAATTTGTTTGTGTTTATATCAATTGTTTTAACCCAAGGATAGTAAACTGCTGCGTAGTTTGAATCTACTGATTCTGCTTGTGTTACCGTCGCAGTCAATGATGTACCAGCATTACCTGCATCTGCTATAAAGAATGCATCTGCTCTTTGTTCAACCATGTCTAAGATTGAAGTCCAAACTGAACTATGGTCTGCTCTGTTAATACCAGGAGCAATTACCATATTAATATCAAATTCGTCAGCGTTAGATAATGCAGATATTGCTCTACCATATGCAACTGAACCGGATGATGATACGTTTGTACAATCTAAACCTTGTGTATTTCCAGGAAGTATATCAATGCCTAAGTTAATTGGAGTTGTTGGATTCATACCATCAAATCCATGTTGAAATGCAACCAAGAATTGTGCATCAGAATCACCTACTGATTTTTCTCCTCCTGATACTCCATCTAATCCGAATTCTGGATTTGGTTCATTTGTTGCTCCAACTGGAATTGGTTTTAAATATATTTTGTTATCACTATTAAAGTCCAAATCAATGCCACCATATTGTGTAGCTGATGAAGTTACAAATGTTACAGCTGGTACGGTTTCCATTAAAGATTGACTTCCAGAAATAAAGTCATGATATGACTGATGTCCGAATGGAACTGCTTGAATTGGTGCATTTGGATTAAATCCAACTATTCTAATATATTTTGAATTGTTTACCCAATCACCAGTTTCAGTTATTTTACCCAATGCATCGATTGATAATTTTCTATCACCAATTACTCTACTAATAAAGTTTGGAGAATTAGGGTCTAAATTTACATTTGAATAAGTTTCTAATACATTCTTTTTTCTATTTGTATCATTAAAGTCTCTTACTACAACGGTAAATGTACCATAATCAGTTCCGTTTACAGTACCAGCCGCTTTGATATTTGTGATACCAACTTTTACTTTAGTGTTTACAGAATTACCTACACCTAATGTTTCAAATTGGAATAATGAAGTTCTACGACCACTAATTAATTGAGATTCAATTATCGGTGATTGTGCTTCCTGTGCATCTAATGTAAATAATTGATTACCTAATATTTCAATTGTAACATCGGCAGTTGCATCATATGTTACATCATTATGATTTTTAAAATATCCATACACATATGCATTTTGACTTCCAAAAGGTGATGTACCAAATACTGATTCGATATCATTTGTATCAGTAGATACTAAAGATGCTGAAACTGCAGATTGTCCAGTTAAAGTGATGTTAAACTTACCACTATCATTTGTACCTGTAACTGTAGTACCTACAAATCCAGCGTTATTACTTCCAGAAGCGTTAAATAAAACACCAATAGATGATGTTACAGAACCACTTGCCGCTTTTATTATAATTGGTCTTGCTTCAACATATCCACCAATACCCGCTACTCTACAAATAGTTGCAGTTCCTGCTTCTCTTAAATAATTTTGTACTGCTAATGGTGTGTAATATTTTCCATCAGCTGCTCCAAATAATTGAGTAAACTCAGCTTGTGAATTTACGATTGTTGGAACTACTGGTCCTTCGTTGAAAGGGCCTATGAATGCTGCACCTATATCTGCTACACCTTGTTGTAAGAATGAGAGGTCATTTTCTCTTGTGAAAACACCTGCCGATACTAATTTTTCTGCCATTTTATATGCTTTAATTTAAATTTATTAATTCTCCTTATAAATATATTATTTTAACTCAAAACAACAATTTTTTATTTGTATGTTGGAGAGAAATAATTATATGTTTGTGTTACTGCAGTTGAGTTTTGTAATGTATTATAGAATAAAACTGGTCCTATTTGTCCATTCCAAAATGTTGTTCTTGCACTATTACTACCAATTGTTAAAAAGTTAGTATTAGATGGTGCAGTGAATGCAGATGCTGTAAATGTTCCAACTGATGTTCCATCTACATAAACAGTAGTTGTACCACTTGGTTGAAATGTTGCTGAAATCATATACCATACATTTGATGATAGTGAAGTCGTTAATTGTGCACTATTTCCTAATGTACTGCCATAGAATTTTACTCTATTTAAAGTAGAATTATCAGTTGATTCGATTGCTAAACCATAATATCCTGCATAGTCAAAAATATGTCTTGATGCTACACCTAAAGTAGTTGTAGGTCTAATCCACATATGAATTGTACCTGTGTTAGTATTGAATTGTGAAATGCCACCATTTATATTTGTAGTAGTATCTTTGTACCAGAATTGATTTGTACCATTTCCTGCAAAGTATTTTTCTTTTCTACTTGCACCATTATTATATGATGGGTTACCACCACTAATACCAGCAGCATTTGAAACACCTGCAGGTCTTATACCGGTGTTATAACCTGAAAGGTCTAACCAGTCTGTTGTTACAGTACCATTTGTAGATGCTGATTTCGATGGGTCAACATATAATCTTAATCCTGATGCAGGTATTGATGGTTGTGTTGTTGTTCCTTTATTGTGTGAAATTAAACCATTTGAAATATACACATCGGCATTTTCCACATTTACAGTTACAATTTCAACATCTTCTCTTACAATTTCAATATTACTAACTTCTACTTCAGTTTCATCTTGCATTACTAATTTATCTCCAGGTAAAATATCACCTACATTTTTAAACTTATATTTTCCGATTTCATTATCCCAAACGTATAATGGGTGAGTTTCGGTTGCTTTAATTAAACCATTGTTAAGTGAAAAATATCCTTCTGCAAAGTTGAAAGTTAAATCCGTAATTGTTACATTTTGTGCAGAACCTTCCAAAGTATCTGAATGGTAAAATCTCCATTCAACTTGGTCACTTTCAGGGTCTAAATTTTCATCAGGTAATCCTGCAGGTACCCAAGATTTAATTTCGTCTCCAACATTTAAATCTTCAACATTTACCATTGTACCATTTGCTAATTCAATTTGTGTACCAAATAATAAACAAAAATCAGGTTCGTTAATAGTATTGTAAACATCTACTGCATACAATACTTTTGTTGATGTAGTTCCGTAGTTTGTTGCTGCTAAATTATATCCATCTGCATATGCCATACTTAATGTTGCAGCAGCTTCCGAATAGTTAGATGAGTTAATTGATGCAGGAGTTATTGGGAAAACGGAATTACCTGTTCCAAATGATTTTGAACCAGTTGCAAAATTTGAATTATTAAAAGAACAAGTATAATTATTTAATTGTTGTTGTACTTTTGAATAAAATAAAGAACCTGTTGAGTTAAAGGTAAATTGTGCATTTTCAGTTGTACTCTCTACTATATATGTAAATGTAGGTGGTGTAACCGTAATTGAATCGGTTGCAAAACCAATTAAAGAACTATCATTTGTGTTTCCTGATAATCCACCTAATGATACTTGTCCACTTCTTGCAGAACCACTAACGGCTCTAAATAAATTTCCTAATGATAAGTTTGTCCTTGGCATATTTTTATATATTATATCAGTTATAAATATCTAAAAGTTTTTGTTTCCATACATCTTTATTAGAGAAATTAGACACCATCCACTTTTTAAGTTTGTCAAATTCTATTTTACGGGTTTCATAGTCATCTTTACAAATCATTTCGTAAGTTTCGTTAAATGTTTCCTTACTATCTGCTTTGTATTTGTAGTCAATTAAGTCTACCCATTTTGTATGTAATATTGGTAGTTTACCCCAATCAATTGCTTCAAAAATACCATATCCAAATGGTTCGTTTTCAAAACAAGAATGTGATATTCCCCAATCTAATCCGTAAAATCTTTCTTT